TCACCCATTTACCGATGAGGCATGCTGGATAAAAGCAAACCCATCAATCGGCGTAACCATTCAAGAAAAATATTTGCGCGATCAGGTAACCCAAGCGCGCGGCATGCCTGCCAAAGAAAGTTTGGTTAAGCGATTAAATTTTTGCATTTGGACAGAAGCAATTTCGCCGTGGATTGGTTACGAACCGTGGAGAAATTCAGGGCAAGACCCTGTTGAAGATTTCGAGTTGTATGGGCGCACCTGCTACGGCGGTTTAGACCTATCAAGTACCACCGATTTAACGTCACTGGTGCTCGCGTTTGAGCCGGTAGAGCATGACCCTTACTGGCGAGTGCTGCCATTTTTCTGGCTCCCCGCAGATGGCCTAGCAGAAAAAGCCGATAAAGACCGCGTTGAATACCCAACGTGGAAGCATCAAGGGTTTTTAGAAACAACGCCCGGCAAAGCAATCAGTAAATTGCACGTTTTGCATCGCATTGCGCAGCTTGCAGATTTGTTTGATATCGCAAGCCTTTCATACGATCGCTGGCGCATAGCAGACTTAAAACAGCTTGCAGAAGATGAAGGTGTAACGCTTCCGCCCATGATCGAATTTGGGCAAGGCTTCAAAGATATGGCGCCTGCTGTAGATCAACTAGAAACGCTTATCAGTAACGATCAATTGCGCCACAACAACAACCCAGTTTTAACGTGGTGTGCGGCTAATGCGGTGGTTGTTAGCGACCCTGCAGGCAATAGAAAAATTGCAAAAGATAAAGCCACGGGCCGTGTGGATGGAATAATTGCGCTGCTCATGGCGATTGGAAAAATAAATTCAGTGCTTGATAAAGGCGATAGCCTTTCAGAGCACATTTTAAAGCATGGCATTAGAACCCTATGACAAAGAATTACGCGGTGGAAATGATCTATGTTTGAAAAAATTAAATCATTTTTCACCAAAAGCGACCCTGTAATTCTGGATACGCCTGATAAAATTGCGGCCGCATTGCAAGAATACACAACGGTTACCGGCAAAAGCGTGAGCGCCATGGGTGCAATGCAGCTCACCACCGTGTTTGCCTGTGTTCGCGTCTTGGCTGAATCCTTTGGCATGTTGCCCTGCAAATTGTATAAGCAGGTTGGCGATAAAAAAGAAATTGCCGTTTCCCATCGCCTTAATCGCATTTTATCCGTTGCACCAAACAGCTACATGACAGCTCAAGAATTTTGGGAGCTGCTAATGGTGTGCCTTTGCTTACGCGGTAATTTTTACGCGTACAAAAACACCATTGCAGGCGAAGTTTATGAGCTGCTACCCATTGACCCATCGCGCGTTAAGCCAAAAATTAACGAAGATTGGACTGTCAGTTATGACGTTAAATTTAAAAACGAAACGCGGACCCTAAGCCAGGATGAGCTTTGGCATGTTCGCATATTCACGGTAGATGGCCTCAACGGATTAAACCCCATTGCCTATGCCCGCCAAGCAATTTCTTTAGGTCTTTCAACCGAGGAACATGGCGCGCGTTTATTTACCAATGGCGCAGTTACTAGCGGCGTACTACGCACAGAGCAAGCATTAAGTGATGAGGCGTTTGAAAGATTAAAAACGCAATTCCACGGCGAGCATATGGGCGTTGCCAATGCATACAAGCCAATGATTTTAGAAATGGGTTTAGATTGGAAACCAATCAGCCTAAATGCAGAAGACTCGCAATTTTTAGAAACTCGCCGCTTCCAGCGCGATGAGATTTGTGCAATTTACCGCGTGCCCCCGCACTTGGTTGCCAATATTGAAAAAGCATCGTTAAACAACACTGAAACGCTGGGCGCGCAGTTTATGAATTATGGCTTGGTGCCATACCTCACGCGTGTTGAAGGCAGAATTTTAGTAGGTTTACTCAGTGCAAAAGATCAAAAAATCTATTACGCAAAGTTCAATGCAGGCGCATTGCTGCGTGGCGATACAAAAACCCGATACGATCAATACGGTAAAGGCATTCAATGGGGAATATTAAGCCCCAACGATTGCCGTGCCCTTGAAGATTTAAACCCTCGCGAGGGTGGCGATATTTATTTAACGCCAATGAACATGACCACAAACCCAGACCAAGACCAAGGTGCAAACGATGCAAACAAAACAGCGGCTTGATTTTTCGCTAGATTTAAAATCTGTAAGCGACTCGGGCGAGTTTGAGGGCTACGGCTCTGTGTTCGGCGTTAAAGATTCCTATTCCGATATTGTAGTGCCCGGCGCATTTCAAAAATCGTTAAAAAAGTGGGGCGATAAGGGCCAATTGCCAGCGCTACTTTGGCAACACAATATGAGTGAGCCAATCGGTATTTATACCGAAATGCGTGAAGATGATATTGGCTTGTATGTTAAAGGTCGTCTCTTAATTGATGGTGATCAGCTTGCAAAACGCGCTCATGTGCATATGAAGGCGGGCAGCATTACCGGCTTATCAATCGGCTACATCCTTAACGATTATTCTTGGAACAAAGACAAACAAGCCTACGAGCTTAAAGAAATTGATTTGTGGGAAGTGTCGCTCGTTACCTTTCCGTCAAACGATGAGGCGCGTGTTGCAGAAGTAAAAGGGTTGTTAGATCGCGGCGAAATACCGCCACCCAGTAAAGTAGAGAAAGCCTTGCGAGAGGCAGGGTTCTCAGCGTCACAAGCCAAAGGCTTTATGGCCAAAGGCTACAGCGCAATAGCACCGCGAGAGGCGGGCGCAGAAGCGCTAATTAACATGGTTAAATCCATAAAAGTGTAAACGGTTTTTAAATGCAAAAAGGTCGCCAAATGGCGGCCTTTTTTTATGCCTAAAATTTAGAGGAATCTATCATGGCTTTAGATGAAAAAGACTTATCAAACGTTGCCGAAGCAATTCAAACCAAGTTTGATGAATTTAAAAAAGTAAACGACAAGCGCATTGATGCGGTTGATCAAGAAAAATCAAAACTCGCTGGTCAAGTTGAAGGCTTAAACGAAAAGCTGAGCGAATTTGAAACCTTCAAAAAACAAATTGAAGATGAGTTGCTGGCATTAAAACGCCCAGGTTCAAACGCTTCAAATAAAGACGTTGAAGCGCACAAAACCGCCTACAACCAATTTCTGCGCAAAGGTCGCGATGATGGTTTGGGCGAACTGCAAAGCAAAGCACTGTCTATCGGTGTAGAGGCCGATGGCGGTTACGCAGTGCCAGAAGAAATTGACCGTAGCATTATTGATTTGCAGCGCAACATGTCGCCAATGCGCGCCGTGTGCAGCCAAATTACCGTGGGCACGCCAGACTATAAAAAACTGGTTAACCTCGCGGGCACTGGTTCTGGTTGGGTTGGCGAATTGGCGGCACGTCCTGCCACCAACACGCCTACGCTTGCTCAGGTTGCCGCGTTCATGGGTGAGATTTACGCAAACCCACAAGCGTCTCAAACATCCCTAGACGATATGTTTTTCAATGCAGAGGCGTGGCTTGCAGCAGAAGTTGCTCGCGAATTTAACGAGAAAGAAGGTGCAGCGTTCTTATCTGGCGATGGCACCAACAAGCCAAAAGGCATTCTCGCCTACGCAATGGCGCAAACTGCAGACGGTGCGCGCGCATTCGGCACGCTAGAAAAAATCCACTCAGGCACAGCGGGTGATTTCGATAGCGATGACGTGCTGAAATTAATCTACACGCTCAAAGCCGCCTACCGCCAAGCCGCCCAATTCATGATGCCAACACTCACGCTGTTTAAAGTGCGCACCATGAAAGATTCCACGAATAACTACCTATGGCGCCCCGGCTTGGAAGCGGGCCAGCCGTCTACGTTGAACGGTTATGCAATTGCTGAAAACGAAGATATGCCAGCAATCGCATCTGCAGCAAATGCGGTGTTGTTTGGTGACTTTAAATCGGCTTATACCATTGTGGATCGCTTCGGTGTGCGCGTACTGCGCGACCCCTACAGCAACAAGCCAAACGTGGGTTTCTACACCACCAAACGCGTTGGCGGCATGTTGGTAGATTCGCAAGCGGTTAAGGTGTTAACGCTCAGCGTTTAATTCATAGCCGTAAAAGGAAAAAGGCCGTGCCCTGTTGGTACGGCCTTTTTTATTAACCTATTTTTTGAGAAAAACATCATGGCTTTGATAAAAGTTAATCAAGCGTTTCGATATGCCTTGCTGGGAATTCTGGTTATTGAGTTCAGCAAGGGCGTTCACAGCGTAGAAGATGAAATTGCCCGTGTTGCAATTGATGATTTGAAGGTTGCTGAACCCACAGACGATGCAACAAACGTTTTGCCAGCTATCACCCACGATATTAATGGCAACCTTTTGCCCGGCGTAGTCATTGACGAAGAAGCCGAAGCGCAAGCCAAAGCAGAAGCACAGGCCAAAGCAGAAGCCGAAGCACAGGCCAAT